ATTGAGAATCCAGAAATGAGAGAACATCTTGGATTTGACAACAAAGAAGAAAAGCGAGTTCAACTAATCTTAGACGACAAAAAATGTGAAGAAATTTTTGCATTAAAAACTTTTAGTACATTCAAAAAGCATGTAATTGAAAATATAATCACAAATCAAGAAAAATCTAAAATTGTTAGCTATGCTAAGAAAATGAAAATAAATGACTATGATAAAATTCAGTTTTTAACTCAGCACACTTCTCTGTCATTTAAAACTGATAAAACAGATGAAAAAGAATAACCAAATTAAGAAAAGTGGTGAAATAGTTTGGGAACTTTACTCCAAAAGGTCTATGATAAATTTTTCATAAAAGTATCAGATGTTGATTTTTACTCTAAAGAAGATTTAGTTTTTGAGTTTTTTGAAACTGCCTTGGGGTATAGTTACAAAACTACACCCCATGATTTAGGTTATACTTTAAATCCTGATGATACATATGATGGAACAATGAATGAAAATTTAAACACTGATGAAATTGAATTAATTTCATTAAACATGAAAAAAGCATATTTAGAATATTTATTAAAACCATCATCACGTTTGAAAGCAGTTATAGGAACCAAGGATTTTAATCGGCTACCTAATAAAGTTGAAGAATATAAGGTTTATTCATTAATGCTAGAAGATTTAGATAATAAAATTGAAGCATTTAGACAAGAATTTTATTCTTATCTAAATTAAGTTGGTGAGAAATTGAATATTAATAACAAGAAGATTCTTATTAAAACTCCAAATTGTGAAATGAGTTTTGATGATTTATGCAACAAAGAGTATTTAAAAATAAATAATCTTATGCATATGATTGAGAAAGAATTTGGTATTTCTTTACACGATCATCTTGAGCTAAGAGGGGAGATTCTTGGTATAAGCAATTTTATTAAGAGGATGCCAAATTATCAAAGGGAGATTATGTAATTTAATAATAAATAGATCAATAGTAAATCTTAAGAAAAAGGAGGAAAGATAATGGGATATAGTGATTCTGAATATAGTAGAATATCTGAGAGCGAAGAAATTACTCTAGATGGAGTAACCGCAGGAACAGTATTAGCTAATAAAGCTGTAGTTGTTGGAGCAAATAAAAATGTTGATGTTTTAGCAGTCGCAGATTTAAAGTTAGGTGCTGGTGCAGGAACTTCTGTAACTGCTACTGCCGTAGAACTTAATAAGGCAGGTATTAAAGCAAGTTCTGCTACTAGATTGTACAACTTGGGAGCACCTGCTTTAGCGGATGATGATTTAATTGTTACTTCAACTAATATGAAAGTTGGCTCTTATACTGTAACCGCACAACCTGAAGTTCCAAGAAATATTACGGTAACTGCAACTGCTGGAGCAACTGCTGATACATTGGGAACAATTACTGTAACTGGAACTAATTATGAGGATGAAGTGATATCTGAAGTAATTACACCTGTGGCTGGAAGTGCAATTGCAGGAACTAAAGCATTCAAAACTGTAACTACGGTTGTTGGAGCAGGATGGGTTATTGATGCAGTAGAAGGTACGAATGATACGATTAAAGTTGGCACTGGTAATGAATTAGGATTGCCTCTATTGTTAGATACCGCAACAGAAATTATCATGGGAGTTTTAGGCACTACAATTGTAGCAACCAATCCAACAGTAAGTAATCCAGCAAGTTTAGAAGGTACGACTATAGATATGTCAGGTGGAACTTATAATGGAACAAAAGAAGTATTGGTATTTGTTGTAGACTAATAATTAAATAAAAATAATTTAGAGGAGGAATTTATTATGGCAACTAGTTTTATCGGACGGTCTCTTACGGCGAACATATTGGAACAAAATGTTACTTTGGATATGTCTTTTATTAATCTTATTGTAAACGATAGTACTTCAATTGTAACTTTGGCATTCGACGTGGCGAGTGCAAGTGCATCAGGAAACTTAATGGTTTTAAAAGCAGGAGAATCAAGAAAAAATATCGCAGTACCTTTTGGTAAATTATATTACAAAGCTGTAGCAGATACGTCTTATATTAGAATTGAAGGATTGGCTAAAGCAGAATTTTAATTTTATCTAAATGTTAATTTGAGTAGAGAGTTAATTATTTAATTCTCTACTTATAATAAGGTTGTGATTATCATAGATGTTAGAAGCGAATGGATAGATACTACTCCTAATTATTATGCAAAAGAAGAGACAATATCAGATGTAAAAGAAAATTTTGATATTCGCAGATATTATAGTGCGGAAGGTTCTACAACAATAATTGACAATATTACAACACAAGTAATAATCCAATCACATTCGAATCCTTTAAATGAAGGAAAATATGATAAGAAAATTCATATGCCAATTGAAACAGTTGTCAATACTGGATCAATAGTTGAATGGGAAAGTAATAAATGGATTATAGTAAGCAATATTGATAATTTACAAGCATATAAAACTGCTAGTATGATTAAATCAAACAACACATTCCCCTTCTACGACTCATCCTCAACTCTCCACACAATCCATTGCATAGTTTCAAAAGGTCTAATCTCCCTAGATGAACAAAAAATAATATCAACATTAGATTCAGAAATTGCAGTTCAAATCAGTAATACTTCAATTACTAGACAAATTGAAATAAATGATGTGTTTAAAATTGGAATTAGATCATGGCAGGTAACAAATATTGATGATATTACTGTACTAGGATTGCTGATTTTAAAAATGGTTTATAGTGAGATATCACAGGAAACTCATACTTTTGTACTTACTATCTTAAATGGAACAAATTTAAGCATTCAACAAGATAATACACTTCAATTAAATGTAAATGTTACAGATAATGGTGTTTTATTGTTGAATCCAACAATTACTTATTTGAGTAGCAACAATTTGATTTGTACTGTTAATTCAAGTGGATTAGTTACAAGTGTTGGAATTGGGAGTTGTTCTATTAGTGCAAGTGCGAATGGTGTTAGTGAGGATATTGTGATTGAAGTTATTGCTGAAGAACAGAGTAATTATACATTGGAAATTAGTGGGAGTATATCAATAATTAAGACTTACACTAAAGAATATTTAGCAGTATTCAAAAATAATGGCTTACCTATAGTTAAAGAATCAATTTTTTGGTTAACAGGAATTGATAATTTACCAACTACATTAGCAACTATTACGTCACAAAATGCAGTTAATAATACCTGTGAAATCAAGGGTAATAATTTGGGAAGTATAAAATTATGGTGTAAAAGTGTGGATGAAGAGATTATTAGTCAAGATGGAATGGTTATTCAGATTAAGAGTTTGTTTTAAAGAAGGTGATTAGGTAAATGAGTAGATTCGAAGAACTAAATGATAATATTATGTCAGTATTATTTAAATTAATTGGTAATCAAAATTTATGTAAACTCTTAAATTATACTTCATATGATCCATTTGCTGAAGCAGACATACAAGATACTACCACTCTCCTATTTGATAAAATATACCCATTTCCATTTTCTCCAGATGTAAATAGCGAAGCAAAATCACAACTTAATGTTTTATTTGAAGATTTTAAATTAGGAAAAGATAATCCTGCTTTTAAAAATAATCAAATAACATTTGTAATTGTTTGTCATAAAGATTTATGGAGAATAAATGGTATGCTGAGACCATTTGCTATCATGAAAGAAATTGATGCATTGTTTAATTCTACAAATGGAATTGGCATAGGGAAAATGGAGTTTAGTGGTGGAAGTTTAGCATGGGTAAATGAAAAATATTCTGGATATAGAGTTTCATATAGAGTTTATGATTTTAATTAATGGTTTTTATCAAAGGATGTGGTTAAGGTGATGATTGATAACGATATAAATTTAAAACTCTTAGCCGGAATGCCTATAGATATAAGTAGTTTAGGCATTTTAACTCCATTAAAACTTAAAGAAGTAATTTACATCGGTGAATCAAATTATAACGAGCTATTATCAGTTTTACTAATTGATAAAGAAAATATAGAAGGATTGAATGATCAAGAGATTAGTAATTTAGAGCTATTAATGGTTTACAGTTATCAAAATATAGAGTTTAGAGAAAAAGTTTTAAAATCATTAAAATTCTTTTTGAATAATGAATTCTTCATGAGTAATGAAGGATTTTTTTATTGTAAAGATTTAATTCTTGATAAAGAACCATTTGATGATTTTCAATATGTTTTAAAATGTGCAAATCATATTGAAATTAAAAAAGAAGATGAAATCATTCCTGGCAATGAACGTGCAAGAAAATTCATGGAAAAATTAAAACTTAGTAAACAGAATTTTAAAAAACCTGAAATTATGAATCTGCACAGTATTATATCGGGTGTTGCTTGGAAATCAAACAACATGAATATAATTGATATCTTTGATCTTACTGTTTATCAACTATATGATGCATATCATCGCTTAGAAAATATTGATAATTATCACTATACTTTAAGTGGTATTTATGCAGGTAACGTTGATAGTAAGAATATAAATATGTCCAAAATTACTTGGTCTAAAATTTTGAAAAATTAAAGGAGGAATATTAAAATGGCAACACCTAATAGATGGGCAATTCGGGACTCAGGAGAGGCAACTTTCTTTTCATTAGTGGACTTTCATGCAATAGTAACATTACCTAGCTTAAAAACTACAGGAGTTTCTACCACTGGTACTACTGTGTATTCTCGTGGGGGAAGAGGAAATTCTAAATTAGTTGGATTTTCTTCGGATCGTGAAAGTAAACTGAAGCTCCAAGATGCGATTTTTGATAATAATGCTATTTCAATGCTTACGGGTAATGATATTGTTGCTGGAGTACATAAAATTGATATTCATGAGATTATTACTATTACATCTGTTAAAGCATCCGTAGTTAACACTCCTGTCGGTGCATTAATTAGCGTTTATAAAGTTAATGCCGATGGGACTAATGGGGTAGAATATACTTTGGGAAATCCCACTAATCCATTAGAGTTTAGCATTACAGCCAAGGAATTAACCTTTACAGCAGGAACAGCTAATGGTACACAATTCCGTGTTTATTACTATGCTAATACTGATGCAACAGCAAAAACAGTCAAAGTAACAAGTGATATGTTTGGTGGTTCATTCAGAGTCGTGATTGATGTTCTTGTGGTTGATGAATATACTAAAGCAGCTTATCAAGGTCAATTGATTGTACCAAATGGTAAATTTGAAGATAATTTTGACCTATCTTTCGCAGCAACAGGAGATCCATCTGTACTTGATCTTAATCTTGAGTGTCTTAAATCTCCGACTTCTACTACAATGTGGGAATTAGTAATTTATGATGATGCATTGCTTGCATAATAAATAAATATAAATTATATGTGATAACGGAGGTTACTAATGGAAAAAGATAACAAGATTGAAATAACTAAAAAAGTTGTTAAATCGGCAGAGTTTAAAGTTCTTGAGAAAGAAACAGACAGTGCTATCTTAAATGTTTTAGGATGGCGTATGCGTGTTTATTTTGATAAGAGTTTGACAAAAGAACAAAAAGAGAAAATTAGTAAAGGTAAATTAATCACGGTTAAATACATTGGTGATTTGGAAGATGTATTTTCTGTGGAATTACAAAAGTTGACTGAGGTTTGAAATAAATAATTTTGGTTTCTTATAGGTTTGCGCAAATTTATAAGAGTAATTAAAAGACATGTGCCTAATACACGTGTCTTTTCCCATTGTCTCTGATATTAGGGAGGAGAAAAATAAAAATGGAAGAAATAAAACTATGTGCAAAATGCAATAAACCAATAGAGGTAGAAAATATACATATTAATTACTGTATTAAATGTAAGACAAATATAGATAAATATAATAAAATTCAATCAGAAAATAGAGCAATAAGAGCATATGAACGAGCTAAATATCATATAGAAACTTATACAAAAGACAATGGTAAAACATTAACTAAATTAGGTTTTGATGGAATTAGTCCAGTATCATCCAAGAAGATTGTTCAGTCTTTTAGGGGTAAGAGTTGGGTAGACATTCTTTCTATGTTTGACAAATATGATGATTTGGTTAATTATATAAAGATAGAATATAAAATATTTTTAGATAATGGTGGAAAAGAAAATATTTCTGAATTTGGAAAACAACATAAATACATAACTTATGAGATAATTTCATCAATTGGCACAGAAATAATTTTGAATTTATGCGGTTTGGAATCTCCATATAATAAAATCGAAGACTATGATGAAAATTATTTAAATTTAAAAGATCAATTGGGACATATTCCATTATTATATGAGTTCAGAAAATTATCAAAAATAACAATAACAAACTATGCAAAGAGATTTAAATTTAAAACTGGAAGCTATAATTTAATTGTAAAAATGTATTCAACTGAAGAAGAATATTTGAATTATTTAAAAATAAACCAAAAACATAAATCTAATATTGGCAAATTGACATGTAATATGAATAAAAATCTTTTATCATTAGATGATTTAGAAAATGAATTTAGAAATGTATTTGATAAATGTTTTGTTGATACAGAAATATATCCCTCTACAAGATTATTTGATAAATTATCAAAACACAATTCTAGTACATATCGAAAAAAGTTAAATATGAATTGGTCTAATATCTGTAAATCATACGGGTATCCTACTCAGCAAAAACAATCAATATTTGAAACTTATGTATTAAAGCATATGTCAATTATTCTAAACGAAGAATATGAATCTCAAAAAACATTTCCTTGGCTTATAGGAGTTAATGATTTTCCATTATTTTGTGATGGATATTTTGAAAAACACAATTTAATTGTGGAGGCAGACGGTAGGCAACATAGAAAACCATATGCTAAATTTGGTGGAGAAAAAGCATTTAAAACATTACAGGCGAATGATAATGTTAAGAATGAATTAATACCTAAACATGGAATTAAATTACTTAGAATTGCAGACAATACAAAATGGCATGATGTTGAATATTTAAGAAGTAGATTAGAAGAAGTTTTAGGATTATCTGGTTTAGTGGCAAAATAATATAAAAATAATTAATTATAGGAAATTGCAAATCCTATAATTATCACCAAAAAAACATCAAAATAAGGAGAGAAGCAGAAGAAATAAAAAACTTCTCTACTCTCCTTATTTTTTTACTATTTCTAATCCCAACACAAAAACAAAAATCCCCAAAAAAGAAAGGACTGATAAAATAAATATGATAACAAATCGTTATGATGGAACAGTAATAGGTTCCTCATCTCTAGAAACATCTGTTGCCAATGCAGAAATAATTCCTACAAATGCAAGAATTATTAATTTCGAATTATTAAATGACCAAGTTTGCACTATTTCTATTAATGATCAAACTCCAGTTTACATTAGAGCAAATCAAGGTGTAACTCTCGCTGTAGTTAATAGCTGTAAAATTATTCAAGCAGGAATTACATTCAATTGGATCGGGATAAACGGTTAGGGATTGATTAAATTAAAAAGTAGGTGATTAAAATCGCTATAAAGAAAAATAAAAATAATCCAGATAATAAGGCAAATGAGAATAGTAATAATATAAAACAGAATAAATTAATAAGTAGTGAGCATTGTGAGAAAAATTGTAAAGATGTTGGGATTTGTGAAAAATATAAAAAGTATGTTGAGAGAATGAAGAATGGGAAGAAAGGCTATGGGATAAGTTGTTCTAAATGATAGTTTAATATTTTGTGATTGATTAAAAAGACAAATCTTAATTGATTTGTCTTTTTTGATGTGTCTCAAAGTAGATACAAATTTATATTAAAAAGGAGGTGTTACAATGAGTTATTCTGTAAAAGAAAAAGTTACTTACATTTATAATTTTGATCAGATTAATTTCTACTTAAAAAATGGAGTATATCCATTGGAAATTGGTGTTCATCCTCAATCTAGAAGAGCATGGTGCAAATTTTCTTGGGACGGTTCAACAAATATTTTCACAGAATGGTGTAATAGAAAAGTTATATTAAATAAATTGAAGAAAGAAGGATGATTTATAATGATGGAGAATAATTTAACAGTATTTGAGCAAGAGTTTGGTTTGACAGTAAATGAAGAGGGTAATGTAACAGTAGGAAGTAAATTCGTTGCAGATAAATAGCAAAAGACATGATAATGTATTAGCAAAAATAGATGGTTTTATTCAAACTATACCAGAATTGGGCCTCCTTAACTTTAAGGAAACCCAAAGTATAGATAAACAAAACAAACAATCATATAGAGAGTATATTATGGATAGAGCTGGATTTGCAATATTGGTAAATAAATTTTCAGGAGAAGATGCTTTAAAATTTACTTATGAATATACGAAAGCATTTGAAGCAATGACTGAAGAGTTAGAACATAGAAGGAGACAAAGTGTAGAAGTCTTAAATGCTTTAAATGAGAAAGACATAAAAATTCAACGTAAGAAATTACTTGAATCATATTTTGGAAAACGAAAAACTGTGAGTACATTTAAATCATGCAATTATGAAGAATTTAATAATCTCTTATCAATGTTTGAGGAATATTTGCTAAGTATTAGAGGATCAGAAGACAAAAGAATTGAATATATTAGGTTAGTAAATGGATTGACAAAGAATCGTAACAAAATTAATCCATCCGACAAAATGTACATGCCTAAGACCACCATTTACAGTTACTATATTCAAGAATATGATAGAAAGAAAAGTTCAAGTGAAAATAAATCATATGGACAGAAAATTAGATATAAAGATGAAATAATAAAAGAACAACAAAATAAATTAAATTTCTTAGATCCAGATATTGAGGAATTTATGATTATCGACAAGCATGGAATGTCTAATAATAACCTTTATGAAAAAATAGTAGATAAACATACAAATGACTATAGAACAGTGAGAACAAATACATATAATACATGGATAAAATCATTTCCTTCAGAACAATTAAAGGACAAAGAATTATTAAATGTTGACTGGAACAAACCTCTTATTGTATTCTTGAAATTCGATTGCTTGGAATCTATAGATGTGCAAAATCTTGCAAAGTCTATTCTAGACCAAGTAATAACAAGGGAGTATGGTGAGGACGATAATATTGTTGAAAAAGTAATTGTAGAGAGAAATAAAGTAGTAGGATCATATGGAGAAGGTAAAATTTATATATGTATTCAGAATTATAAGCAATAAATAAATTATTTATCATTGAGGAGTGTTCGTAATAGACACTCCTCAATTAATAAGGAGTGAATAATAATTTCTAATGTACTTAAATTAACATCGCCTATAAGCCCCTCAGTGAACCATTATTTAAAAGGAGTGAGCAACTATTAATAAAATATTAATTACAATAGATAACTCTACATTAGACAAATATAATAAATACTATTTTTCATTATACCCAAGAAGAAAGAAAAAACCAATAGAATCTCCTCATCACCCATCAATAAATAAATGGATGATTATGAAACGTCCTCAGATGAATGGATTAAGAAAGAAGGTTTATATTTGAATAAGACATATATTGTATATGAACACATTAATAAAATAAATAATAAAAGGTATATTGGGATTACTTGTCAAACACTAAATGGAAGATGTGGAAAGAATGGTCAAAATTATAAAAATAAATATTTTAAAAATTCAATATTAAAATATGGTTGGGATAATTTTTACCATAATATTTTATTTAACGATTTATTTGTAGATGAAGCGAAGCAAATAGAAATAGAATTAATAGAAAAATATAATACCACAAATAAAAAATTCGGATACAACATTTCTAGTGGTGGAGATACTGGTAACGGTTTGTCTGGAGTAAATCATCCACTGTATGGAGTCCATAAATATGGCGAAAAAGCACCTAATTATGGGAAAAAACATTCTTTGGAAGCAAAATTAGCAATTAGTAATGCACATAAAAAAATGATTGGTGAATTAAACCCATTTTATGGTAAACACCACACCGAAGAATCAAAGGAATTAATTAGACAAAGTAAAATTGGCAAGTTCATTGGCTCTGAAAGTTCGAAAGCAAGATCCATAATTAATTTAGATACGCAAGAAACTTTTGGTTCGCTAATAGAATGCTCTCAATTTTATAATATCCATAGTTCAAATATTGTTAAAGTGTGCCAAGGTGAAAGAAAGACAACAGGCGGTTATAGATTTGCTTATTATGAAAAAGGAGCTACATGTGCATAAATATATTAAAATTAATATCACCTATCCCAGTAAGTGTAAATCATTTTCTAAAACCAAGAGCTTTCATTATTTATAAAAATGGAAAGCCTGTGCCTCAAGTTACGATGTATGAGACTGCTGAAGCAAAAAAATATAAAAAAGATTTTATAAAAATTATTAAAGAACAAGTTAAAAAACAAAATTGGATAAAGAGTGATAATAAATTTCAAAAATACTATGTTGATTGTACATTCTTCTTTCCAAGAATAGATATGGATAGTAATAATACATATAAATTAATGTTAGATAGTATTACAGAAAGTGAATCAATATGGTTAGATGACGTTCAAGCATGTGAAAGGACACAAGGTATTTTCTATGATTCTTCAAATCCAAGAGTGCAAATAGAAATACATCCTGTTGACTTTATTGGGATATTCCCAACAGTTGAACATTTAGATAAGTTTAAATCTAAATGCATCACATGTAAAAGATATAAAAATAATTGTAGTATACTAGCAAAAGCCTGTGAGGGAAGGATTACTGAAGACATTGTAGATTTTGTTTGTGGTAGTTTTAAAGAAATTAAGGTTAAATAATAAATAAATAAAACAAAGGAAGTGAATTAAACCAAATGGCAAAAACTAAAATCAATAAAAATATGCTTAGACAAATAGCAGATAAACTCCCAGAAGTAACAAATGAAATGTTTAATCAATGTAATCCAGAAAATCTAAAACTCATAAAAGAATTTGAAGAAATGCATCCTTTACTATCGTCCCAAACTAAGGCACAATATCGTAGCGGAGTCAAACAATTCGCATGGTGGGTTAAGACAGCATTAAACGATAAAGCATTTTATGAAATTACTAAAAGAGATTTTAATAGATATCTGAGTTACCTAATCAATAGAGGAATGTCTAGTTCAGGAATTAAATTTAAAAAGAGTTGTGTAAGTACAATTTGTGAATATGCTGAGAGAATTCTATCTGAAGAGATGAAAGAATACGAAACATTCCACAATTTTACAAAAACAGATATTAAAATTCCAAAGAATTATGTTTACAATAAAATAGCTATATCTGAAGCAGAGTATAAGATTCTAATTGACACTTTAATGGAAGATAAAAATTATTTAGCGGTTGCATTCGTGGCTTGCGCGTTTAATACTGGTGCCAGAAGGGGTGGACTTAGAGGTTTTAAGACAGAGATAGTATATAAACCTGTAGAAGAAGGTCAAGAATATATAATGTCTAATATGGTGCGCGAAAAAGGCCCAAGTGAAGATGGTAAACAATGCGAATATATTATACCAGTTTCAGTATTATATTATTTAAATTTATGGGTTGAAAAAAGAGGATATGAACATGAATATTTATTTACGGTAAAACACAATGGAACATACAATCAAATCGCTCTGGGATGGGCTGATGATTTATGTGCAAATACTTTGTCGGATATATTGGGGCGTAGAATAAACGTTCACCTCTTTAAAGCGTCAGCAATTTCCCATTATCTGTCAAATGGAGCTGACCTTAAATTTGTTAGCACCCATATTGGTCAACATAATGATATTTCAACTACCTCTCAATTTTATGATCTTAGAACATTTGCAGAAGAAAAGAATGGAATGTTAAAGAAAATTAAATTTATTGAAACTAATAAAGAAGTTGTTGAAGAAGTTGATAAAGTTGAAGTCACAGAGGAAACAAAGTAATTAATTATAGGGATTAAAATAAATGTTAGTCCCTATAATTCCCGTAAATCTAACTTTTCCACGGATTATTGAGAGAATCCCAACATAATGGGATTTATATTTTACATCAGATTGAAGTCCTCTCTATTTTAGAAGAGGATTTTATTGTGCTGTAAATTGCACAAACTAGCAGGATAGACTGATCATCGAAAGACACAAGCCTTGGTGTTTTCCTGCTAGTTTTTTATTAATTAAGGCAAAAACAATACAAAATATGAAAGGCGGTATTAAAAAATGAAAATCAAATTAATTATGGACAAAGTAAATTATCAGACTAAACCAAGCACAGACATTGGAGCAATTATTAATAGAATGAAAATTGAAAATGTGAAAGAGTATTCTATTGAAGAAATTAAGAAAAGTGTATTAGACGGAAAAACTATTAGACCATCTTATTGTGGAGGACAAGAAGATTCTTGGAAATCTCAACAAGTATTTATGATTGATATTGATAATAAACCAGTTAAACCTAGAAAAATGTCAGAAAATGATTATGAAGAATTATGTCAACAATATTTAAAAGATAATCATAAGACATATGATGAAATAATTGAACATTGTAAAGAGATAAATATAATACCTAATTTTGTTTATACTTCTTTTAATCATAAAGAAAATCATCATAAAATGAGATTAGTATTTGTACTTGATAAAGTAATAACTGATGAAAATACAGCAAAAAGAATATTACTATATTTAATGGAATCTATTGGTGAAGTAGATGAAACATGTAAAAATCTTAATAGAATATTCTTTGCAGGAAAAAATATAGTATTTGATTCTGGTAATATATTGGATAATGATTATATTTATAACTAAAAAATAAAGGAGGCATTTAATTATGCAAGTAAACTTTAGATATAGTGATACCAATTTTATATCTTATCTTATTACATTAGGATATAAATATAATAACATTGAAATTACAAAAGATAAGCATGATAAAATTAAAGTATTTGTTCATTTTATGGGAGAAAAAGAAGAATTAATTAATCTATACAATAATTTTATTAATGATAATGCAAATATCAATGTTTTATCATTCTCAAAAAATAGAAAACAAATATCAAAGACAATTAGAGAGGAAATATCGAAGTATGAGGCAACCCAACCTGAGAAGAACGGGGTTACGGGTAATAACTAAGAAGAACAAACGCCTGAAAGTGTTGATATGACTTAATTTTAAAATATAAATATGCAATATTAGGTATCAATTCGGCATCTACATACCGACTTGCTGTAACGCTTGTTGGAGTAGGTGTTTTTGTTGATCCATAAAAGGAGGGCATTTAAATATGTCAGAGATGAAAGATTTTGTAGAAAAAATAAATAGTGAATTTGTGAATATAGTAGGAGGATCTTATGTATCTACTAGAACTGGTGAAATATTTACAAAAAATGAATTAGACAAACTTGTAAAAAGCAAAGTTGAAGCATTTAATATTGAAAGATTTAAAGAGTCTGTCGCATGTGGAGTACCACTTGATCAAATTTTAATGAAGAAGAAACCACCTAAAAAAGAAACAAAAACAACATATGAAGGTGGAGATTTTAATATTGTATATCGTTTTAAATTAGAGGAGTTGTTAAATATG